AGTAGTTTTTTATTTGAGCACAAAAATGGACGCATTTGATCACGGAAAGTATTATCCAATGGATGATGAGTTGGCATCTAGTCATCGGCGAGAGGTTGTGCGAGACATGTATGTTGTTATTATGGCAATGATTATCTATTTCACAGCGTTTTATTTCATACTCAGTAAGATTTGAAAACGTATTCTTTTATTAGATTAAAATACGTCTATAAAATGGCGACGACGCAGCTGCGAATTCGTATTCCTGCTAGGACATACGAAGAGGAGAATGGTGATGAGTTCACTGCGTTTGGGGACCTATGTCAATACATTAAACCATCTGAAAGCTGTGGAACGTGTCCAGTTGATGCTGCAGACGCATGTACACTATGCTTAGCAGTGGCCATCAAGAAACCAATTGAAAATAGAGTACGTTATAACGAGTGTATCACGTGGTTTGATCGATGGTTTCGAACACTGTTGCTACGAAAAAGGAATGCGACTATGTAAAAAACGGATTGGCCATCAATTAGTATTTTTTGTTACAAAATGGAGCCTTATGCAGTAGTTGTATTCATTCATAATACTGTTAAGTCTTATGAAATTGTACCGTACAGTCGAGTTGTTGATCGGTTCGCGTGTCTATGTTTTGAGAATGTAGGACTTCGAGCTGATCTTGACTGTCGTTCACGCTTTGCATCCTATTCAGATGACAAGATGATGGTCCAAGTTATTGGATTTATTAATCGCGAGTTGACTGAACATCTTCATAATGCAATTAAGCGTCTCGAAGAGACTCGTAGACGTAATTGGTGATCGCAAAACGGATATTTTTTATTGGAGCAAATGAGATGTTAACAACACAACACAAGAAAAAATGTCAGACATCAACATCGACGACCTGCCGCTGTACACGCAGCTGTGCATTATGCTCTGCCGTCCTACGACGGACATCTGGGCAATTTCTAAGTGGGTCATGATCGGAAACATTTTGAGCAGCGACAAGCTGCTTGACGTGCAGATCAAGGCAAATCTGGCTCGCGAGATGCGGGTGGAGCTCAAGGGGCTTGAGGCAGCTCGCGCGAGAAACGAGCTGATCATTCACCCCTGGACGGGTGTAAGCAAGGAGTGGGATTATGTGCTGAGGCATATGGTCAAGACAACTGCGGGCCGCGAAGAGGCCAAGAAGGTCCGTCAGGAGTTGACGGAGAAGATCGAATCGCTTATGCGAAACCATGGTGCATTCGTGTCGAATCTCGTCTACAAGATTATCACGCACATGGAGGGAGCCAAGATGGCGGCCAGCGTGCGCAAGGAGCTGATGGCGCAGATGGCGCATTAAATCCTCTACATAGAGGTGTGCATTGAGAGAGTGTACCAATACAGGTTTTACATGGGTTTCCTATAAAACCCTTTTTCATTAAAACGAATTTTTACATAATAAATACGATCAAACTCAAAAAATGCCGTGGCTTACTGAAGTCGTTGCAATGGAGACTAATTTCACGCAACAGGATGTCCTAAATAGATTGCGTGCGAGAATTGCTTTTGAAGAAGCACATGGTTGGGTTTGTTTTGGAGAGATTGTATACTTCAAGAACGCTGTTACTCAAACTATGATTCCCAGAGATACAACTGATGAAAATTTGTTGGCAATGATGCCTGCAATTAAAAAACACGAATCAAAAGGCACAACACAGCCCAAGGAGCTTATATTTGTAGAAAATACAAAGGGTTCTATTGGATACAGTCGTGTAGATGGATGTTACCATGTTTAAGTGTTAAAAACGAATTTGTATTCATCTTTTTATTACGATACTAAAAAGGATAAAATGCCGTACACTATTGTGACTGCAGTCATGAAGCATGATTCTACGCAGGAGACTGTTCTGAATGAACTCGCTGAAAAGATTAATACTCTTGAAGATCGTGGATGGATTTGCGTTGGAAGCATTGTATACTTTAAGAATGCAGTGACTCAGGTCATGATCCCGATTAACACAAGTGGAGCCGATGTTGCGAACATGCAACCTACTATTGAAAAGTTCTTTGCTTCTGGTACAACTGATCCCAAGACGTTAACCTATGAAATGGGTGGATTTGGCCATGCTGGTATCAAGACAAACTACGAAAATAGACAGTATTACGATTACTAGTAAAACGGATTCCAAAATTGTTTTTAACTTAACACCAAAACAGTTCAAAATGCCGTACTATACTGAGCCTAACACCATCACTGAGGATATGCTAACGCAGCTCATCAATAATGATGTTGAGAAGAACATTGAGACTATCACTACCGCGATCATGAATCGCTATAAGAAGCTCGAAGCACTTGGAAATGATGGCGAAGAGGATGAAGTACTAGATATTATGTATGCAGATCGAAAGACAATTCAAGAGACGCCTAAGACAGTGCCGACGTGGAACGAACTAGGCGATGTTGATCAGAAGAAATGGATCATGAAACTGATTGATGCAGGGTTATTTAAGCCGAGGCATGGACAAGGGTTCCACTGGCTAGGTCAGGGATATCGCAACCAGGACCTGTGGTTCTGGGACAAGGAGAAGGGTATTATCCCGCCTTGTACAGACTATGATGATTATGGCGGAGTGCCAGATCACTTTCTAGTTGGAAACGGCGTAGATCAGTTTGCACCGAACCATTGGGAGAATGTAGTAGATCACAATTCATATGTGTTTCTAGCTCCCGAGCTCCTAAAGGAGATTCAGAATACAGCAAAGTCAGTTGTCACGACTCACAAATACCGTGAGAATCCGTATAAGGTTTGGCATACAAGTGTTATGATCAAGGGTCGTGCGTATGCAGTTGAAATTGAAATGGACGATATCAATGATATTGATAATGTCTTCATCTTTGATGGGGGTAAACTATACAAGGATGACTAGAAAACGGATTCTAAATTATGATTTCTTTTTTTGTTCAAAAGATGCCTCTCAACTATTGTGCACTTGGCATGAGTGAAGAGGAGAATAAGATGTTTCAGGATGCAGAGCAAACAATTGATAATCTACAACTTTGGGAGTGGCTAAGTCACAATGATCAACTAGGACCAAATGATTATAGTCTGTTGTCAGATTCACGTCTTGATCTAATTGGTCATAACATGAAGTATACGCATACAGCCAAATCATTTGATCGAACGATGCACGAGATGCACCATCTAGCCAGATTGGGAATTGATGCATATTGCTCATCTTATACAGTGGCATTTCCAGTTCCATCGGCTCCTAAAGAAGTAATTCAGAGAACACCAGAAATGGATGCTAAGGTAAGGGATGAGATGTTGACTCGTGCCCCATTTAAGTCGGCACCTAAGTGGTCTCGTGACTATGTGACTGCATATCCAGATGTCGTACGTAACCTATTTAAGTAGTAAAACGGATTTAAAAATATAATTTCTTTTTAACTTCAAAAATGGCAACTCAAATGGCACATAAACTCGTTGACGAGATGTATGACTACTACAGTGGTCTTAAGAATAGAGAGTCTGAAGACGGACGTCATATTGTATACGAAGATGAATATGAACAGCTAAAAAAGTTGCACACAGCTGCATGTGAAGCAGTAAGTCAAATCAAAGGCGGTTATAGTAAAGCTCTAAAAGATGAATTGGATAGTCTGTTCGATGTTCTTGATGATGCTGAGTACTTTCTGAATGAACTTAATAATTCTCGTAAAACGGATTGAATACTAGTTTGTTTTTTCATGTTAAAAATGACTCCCACTAGCGACACAGCACGTAAGATGATGGCAGACATTCTGGAAAACATTACGGATCGCGATGTCCAAATTGTTGACGATATTCTTAGGGAGTTTAAGTCACTGTACATCGAAAGCCGTGATTCCGGAAATGAGTATACAAAGCTAATTGATGAGCAACGGGGATTTCTAATCGACGAACTATCTTCTAGACAAATGTTGTATTTGAAGAGTTTGGGATTTGTAATTCGCCAAATTTATACTGGACATGGTACCACCAAATACACACTTAATTTTCCGTGAAAACGGATCAATTGTTTTTAACTTTCATTACGTAGAAAAACAAAATGGCAAGCTTCGCAACAACTAACGTGTATTCCGAGAATGCAGTTGAGGGATATCTACTGTATCCTGCAATTGGAGATGCAGCTCTAGAGCGTGAGAATATTCTGGTTCAAATGGAGAAGGTTGATATCAACGCCGAGAGATACGCAGAACGTACTCGAAAGCTGAAAATCAAGCTCGAAGATAAGCTTCGAGATGCATGCCGTAAGCACCGAAAGCTACTGGGCTTCTTTAAGAAGAAGCTGAAGATCATCAAGCCTGCACAGGTTGTTGTTCAGTCAATTCAGCCTAATCCGATGGATTGGGAGATTGGTGTTCCACAGGCAGACGCGATGTAAATAAGGTAAAACTTTTTTAATGCAAATCGGAATCGGTTGTATGCCACGTTTTGCCATGCGTTACATATGAATGAACACGGGCAAACGCCCATGCTTGTTCTGACGCACCTGGACGATGACCAGTTCTCCAAGCCGCCATTCCACGGTTATAAACAGTTTTTAGTGTAGAAAGAGGAACACCACTCGCCTTAGCAATTTCAGGCAAGCTTTTTGCTTCAGGGTGCATTTTATGCCATTTTTGAGTATACGATGACTTACGTGTTTTTACTCCTCTGTCGGTTTTAAACGGACGATATGCTTTTGCAGTTTTCCAAGATAGCTTTGATCTCTTTGTTATCTCGGAATGACGTAATGTTTTATTCTTGTTAGAAAGCCCTTTGTAGTATTTCGGAGGCCACAACATTATCTTAAAGAATATAAAAATGAATAAGAAAACTCAGAGAAAGTTCAAAAAGCCGCGTTTGATGTCCAAAGCATATTGCAAAAAGACACCGTGTAAAAAGATGGGATTTACCCAAAAAGCAAGCTGCAGACCTTATAAGAACTGTTATAAGAAGTAAAAACGGAAAGAGATTTGTTCTGTTTTTTAATGAGCAAATAAGATGGCCTCCCTTCGCACTGAAACCGAGACGATCAATGAGCAACTGGATATTCTTCATGCAAAGAATGCCGAACTTGCGAATCATCGAAAGTATGATGAAATGGGACCAATTCTGGCTCAGATCAAACAGCTTGAAACGTATAAGCTTAGTGTGAATAAAGTATCCGAACTTATGGTTATGATCTCACGACTTAAGCCAATGAACGAGGGGCACCAGAACATGTATGACCTACACGTTAAGAGAACAATCGTTGCAATTAGCGAAGTGCTTCTAGAGTTGAGCCAAAAAATTGATACATTGTCCCACTATCAAAACTTGAAAAATGGAGTTTAAAATGTAAAAACGGAAACTTTAACAGAATAAACTATTTTTGTTTAAAGAATGCCACTGAACAAATCAGAACGCGAGTTTCTGCAAAAACAATTTGCGGAGCTTAAATCTAGGCTTTCTGCGTTAGAAGATTTTATTAACAAGCAGTCCGTTCAAGACGTCGAATCAATTGACAGTGATCTTTATGAAAAGCTACGATCTAAACGTGCCGACTTTACAAACGGAAATCCACAGATACCTTTATATGCTATCTGTACAAATAAATGTCTCGAAGATATGTGTAAGTTTAAACCACTAACAATTGAAGAGATGAAAAAGATTAATGGAATTGGTGATTTTAAAGCAATAACATATGGACAAGGATTTATTAATGTAATAAAAGAACATGTTATTGGGTTATAAAATAATATAAAACGGAAACTTAAAGACTGTAATCTTTTTTAACTAAAAGATGCATTCAAATAATCCCACTATAACCGCTATTACAGATTTCTTTGCATTTGTTATTGCTACAGTTGTCAAAGATATATCACGTCAGAGATCAGGGGCGTGTTATCGATGTGGGCGGATGGGTCATTGGATAGCAAACTGTTATGCTCGTACGCATATTAATGGTTATAATCTTTAAAAACGGAAACTTAAAGACTGTAATCTTTTTTAACTAAAAGATGGAGAAGCTTTATGTACTAAAACTTGAGAATGATAAGTATTATGTGGGTAAGACATGTGATCTCGAATCACGAATTACTGCGCATAAGAAGGGTAATGGAGCTGCTTGGACAAAACAGCATCGTGTAGTCAAAATACTTGAAACACGCGATGTTGTATCGGAACACGACGAAGCAAATTTAACAAAAGAGTTTATGAAAAAACATGGCGTTGATAATGTCCGTGGAGGACCATACTGTCAAGTCAACTTGACTGAAACAACACGTGATTTTCTACAGAGAGAAATTCGAGGAAACTCGGATGCATGTTATAAGTGTGGAAAAGTAGGACATTTTATTCGTGAATGTCCGGGTGAAGAGGAAGAAGAATCTGAAGAAGAGGAAGAAATCTGGTCATGTAGTCACTGCAATAAAGAATTTAAAAGAATGATTCTTGCAATTTCACACGAACGTCGTTGTACTTCAAAGCCCAATACATGTTACCGTTGTGGAAGAGCAAGTCACTATGCAAATGATTGCTATGCTTCGACTCATACAAAAGGCTATGAACTCTGACATGAAACGTCAGACGAATCTGAAGATGATGAGTCTGACGAAAATAAAGACGAAGACGAATCTGATGAAGAATATAACTGTGAAGACAACGTGTACGATGATACCGAAAGTGAAGAAGAAGATGAATCTGATGAAGAATATAACTGTGAAGACAACGTGTACGATGATACCGAAAGTGAAGAAGAAGATGATTAATTTATTTCTAGTGATCTAGACTAATATCTGAAATACATGTATCTAGTTCGATAGTGCCACATTTTTAGACCGGTTAATGAATTTTTACTGTACATATTCAACTTTGGAATAATTGCTCCGGCTAGCATAGGTTTGGTAAGAACAAATTTCCGGACGTATCGATTAAGTTTAGCATCGAGTAATAAGACATTTTTTCTTTTTGCATTCAGTTGCCATTCATGTGCATGTAAATCGATAAACTCGCGAACTGCTTGTTTCATAGCCTTTCTACCCTGAGTAAGTTCAGAAGCTGCAGCAGTAAGTTCTTTCTTGAGCTGTCGAAATCCTTTGTCCTTTTTTACTTCAGCATACGCTTGTTGAATAAGACCGGCTTCTTCGATTGGACTACGATGCTTATTGCAAAGAATACATTCAAAGTTGGTTTCTTTCATGTACTTCAGAACACACTTGGTATGATATGCGTGTTTACAATCCAAACGAACACATGTAGGTGTTGATTCATTTGGATCATCGTATTCTTCCATATCCATGTCATTAAAACAGACAGAGCACGCCGACATTTGAATTATTTATTTTTTTGGGTTTAAATAGGTTGATTTACGATTTGGTTTACAAGTGGATTGGCTTGTAGTTCAAAAATTTTTGGCCATAGCAGATACAATCTAAACTTTCTTTCATTTTTAGGAAAGGGAATGATCGGATAGCAAGACATAAGATCATAAAATACATCTGCTACATGGTGCTGCTGCTGATTTCGTGTTTGAATAATGATGTTTCCCAGAACAATTCTGCGTTGTTCAAATTCCATCTCAGTAATTCGCTTGTAAAAGTTCTCCATTTATTTACATTCGTTACGAATATCCGTAAGCCAGTTGCTACATACTTCTTTCCAAGTTTTGAACGAATATGTACGAGCAGCTTTACGACGGTCATCGAGTGTATCGATCGTATTCTGCATGGCATCTGCGACCATTTTATAGCTAAAGAATGGGCACTGAAGGCCAATCGGCATTGATCCGGGGAAATATGAGTGTCCAATAGCAGGAACAAACTCAGCAACATCGCGAGTCAAAAATGTAGAATATGCACCAACATCGGTAACAACTTGAGGAGCACCAGTATACAAATGCTCTAGCTGACAGAGACCAAACCCTTCACCATCGCTGGTATTAATACCAATATCAGTAATGTTGTATATCTCATTGATCTTAGCATCTGGTAGAGGAGTTGCTGCCGAATCAATAATAATAAGACGATTGCCGAGCTTTTCAATCGTCAAATTGTGAGCAGCAAGTTCAGTCGTATAGATACGCATCAAATCGTAATATCCGCCACCCTGCGGAGTTGCAGCTGTAACAATCATCATAAAGTATGGCTTTTGAGTGTCACGAGAAATGAGTTCTGCAAATGCCATAATTGAAAGATCAATACGCTTTCGCTGAGAATTGCGATTTGCGTTTAGAAATACAATTGCATTCGTAGGTATATTCATCATCATACGAATAGATGCCCGAGTATGATGATCTAGTTTCGAAAATACCGTTGAATCAACTGCATGTTCCATTACAGACATTGTGGGTGTAGGACCATAAGTTGAATACTCGCGAACCCATGTATCGGAAAACATGTATACACGATCAGCACATTCATTGATTTTATCAATTAGCGGCTGCACGGTTCCTCTGTACACAAGATCTAGATAGATCCAAAGCTTGAAAGGAGACTTGCCTTTCTCATACTTCATGGTCTCAATAAACTTATAAATGATCATGGGATCGTTATAGATCATAACCACATCTGGATTTACAGTTTCGAGGTATTCAGTAATTTTATTAAATCCAAATCCTTCTTCACGAGGCTCTTCATTTGCTGCAGCATCGTATTGAATGATACCTTTGGGAGCTGTACGAATTCCTGGGCGAGACGGATGACGCTGAAATCCAAAATGAAAAACTTTTACTTCAGGAACAGTAGAAAGTTGTTGAAGTAAATTTGTAACAACTTTTGCATATCCGGTCATCTGATCAATGTGTGTACTGATAAGTACAAAACGCATTGTGTTATTAATTTAATTTACTGTATGTTTAAACAGAACTTATAAACTCCCATCGCAAATACTCGCAAATCTTTTTCCATATGAAATCGTGAGCAATCAGACGATCGCGTGATTTTAGTAAAGGGAAATACGCTTTGTACTCATCCAGTTCCAGCAGCTCGAAGAACTTGAACAAAATATACGAGTAAGAAAGAAAGTTAGTGCGGTCATCCGGACAGTACAGCAAAAAAGGCGCCTGGATTTCTTGAAACATCGTACGGATCTTTTCTTCAATTTCTGGCGTAATCGTTGGTGGAGGGTTTCCATTAAGTCTCGAAAGAATATGAGCGGCATGCTCGTAATACTTTGACTTATTAAGCTTCTTTAAAATGTCACGAATTTCCTTTTCAGTCATTTGAGCAATGTTTTGAATACGACGCTTCTTAATTTCACTAATTACTTCATGCATAACCTCATCCGGAATAATAGTTGACTCTTTTGCTTGAAACTGGTTCAAGATTTCATTCAGATGGTTAATCTTCTTATATGCGTAATTATTACGCTCCTTAGGAGGATCGCGAAACGATGGAAAATCAGATACAACCATGATATATTCTTCCGATCCACATTTAGGACATACAAGAACTCCTTCGGATGTCAATTCTTCACGAGCTATGTTACATAACTCACAGTGTTCAGTTACAACCTGTTTCATCTCTGCAACTTCCATTCCTTTCAGTTTCATACGAGTAGCGTATTCTTCAAAAAGTTGCTTCTTGCTTTGACTTCCATTATCTCCAGCAGTATTGGTGACTAGATACTTAACAAATGTGTTCTCATCCATGCAAGACGCAGCTGCTTGTTTGGGTTTTTCTGTATTACCATAATATTGTAACATGATGTCTGCATTTTTCACATAATATTCTTCAACTGGATTTTTAGAATCAAGTTTAAATCGTAACTCTTTCAGTTCCGATTCTGCTTTGGATGCTTTTACAATTTCTTCAATTGAACTAGTTACAGTCATATCTTCAACGTGTTCTTCTAACTTTGTACATTGTTCTTCAATTTCATTCGTGTTTAGCTTCGTGTCTTTGATTGAAGATATGATTGCAGAATGAATATGATCAAGTGTACCTTGTGTTTTTGCTGGAGACGATGAATCGGATATCTTTTTTATACGAAAGATATTTTCCATATTATTGTTTCACTAAAGTTTCACTCTTAAAATACTACTTCATTGCGAAAAATAGAAGAAGTCCGGCTGCAATTAATGTTGGAATCATAGTTGTGTCAACCTCAGGCATAGAAAATAACTCTTTAGTTGCAGGCTTACACTTAGAAATATCAGCCTTCGTGCAAAATGCAGGATCAAAATCAGGGGATAATGAAGTAGTCAAAAAATAAGAATCAGATCCACTCGTTACCTGGCATGTGTAACAATCACAAGGCGGTGTTCCATCGGCCGTCATTGCTGTGAATAAATAATACGGATCTAGACCGTCAACATCCTCCATAATTCCAGGAATTAAACCACGTAGATCATTGGATAAGAAAGACAGATCTTGTAAACCTGCAGGCGGACTGCCACCTCCAGGAATGTTATTAATGTAATTGTATCGCGACTGTATAGATCCATCTGTTGCCGTACATGTGCCGCCTGTATTCACAAAGAAACGATTTCCAAGTGGCGGATCACCTGTAACCATGCCCTTCACATATGTCTCAACCGCTCCCAAATTGGTACTTACTTGACCAAATGTTCCATTCGAACCAACTCCCAACGAACTAGGACCCGGAATGTTATCCGAATAGCTATAGGATGGCCCCATCATATCAGTAGTCGAATTTTCCAAATTAGACCATATGGGATTGTTACCCAGATCTCCCATTACTTTTAATAAAGTTTATAAGTTGTTGCCGAAAAACAGGATTGGTTAGCGCACACGGACGCTGTGCTAGAATCATCTTAACTGTAGATTCAAAGTCGTATCCAAATTTCTGAATACAGTAAAGTAGTGTCAGAAATCCACTTCTATTGATTCCACATTGGCAATGTACGAATACAACGATTGATTCGGGATCTGCTAGAAACCTATTCATCGTATTAGCAAACAATGAATACCATTCTGTTATATTAACGTCTTTACTGTCAATAGCATGTATGCATTTATATTTAGTAGGATTATGATCACGAAACCACTGTGGACTGTCAGACTCTTGGGCACAATTGATTACATGCGTGATATTATGTTTTGCTACAAATGCAGGTGTCACCATAAATCCAGCACCAAACATTATCGAAACATGAACTTTAGCAGCAGGATCTTCCATCCAACCTTTAGAATGACGTCGTAGTGCTTTCCAAGGATCATTCATACTTGCTATTTTAAATAACCCCGATTGTCTAAAAACGGACTTCATTCTACTAGATGAGAGAGAAAGCAAATATAAAATGGCAACCACAATTGCAAATCTCTACAAGATTGATAGGCATGGCTGCCGCAATCGACAGCTCTTAAATACAAGCGAACATTTCGCAGTACTAACAAAGCGAGGACGAGTAATTGCTATTGGTAGAAATAAGGCCGCGAGCAGATCGAGTGGCTGTGGTTGCAATGATCAAACGATCCACGCAGAATGCGCAGTTGTGAAGAATCTTGGTGATATCTCACAACTTCGTGGTTGCGTGTTGACTGTATTCCGGTTAAATAAGCACGATCAGATCATGCAATCTAAGCCTTGTCACGATTGTGAGATCTTTCTCACAAAGTGCATCGTTAAGTATGGTCTTAGGCGCGTAGAATACTCTTAAAAACGGAATAAAACTACTTTTTTGAATTAGACTCAAACAAAATGATCGAATTTACCAAGACAAAGTATTGGTTCAAGAAGAATTTTATTATTATCAAAAATGGCAAAAATTTATACAAATGGCCGGTCGATATAGATCTCAATGCACTTGTGTACAGTGGCGATAATATGATAACAATAAAACACAATTCCTATAAAATGGCAATGATTGATTTTGAAGATAGAATGACGGGAGAATTTGTGTATCGATGCGAAATTAACCCGCTGTCGTATACAGGAAACGACTGGGTAGTTGATACTCAAGTCTAAAGTAACATTTTTTAAATGAGACTACTTCCAAGAGTACCAACTACATACGCAATTGCTACAGCAGCTAAGCCTAAAACAGCAGCGCCGGTGTACGAAACCGTACCGCCTGTCGTGTACGTGTGAGGAATGTACTGGAGTAGAAGACTACGAGGGGTTGATAGCGAGATGATGGCAGCAGCTAGGAAGAATCCAAAGTACATCATTAGTCCACGAATAGCATAACGAATTGAGCTAAATGTAGCATCGTGATTGTAATTTGTTACTGCAGGCTTCTGCTGATTGCTCGTATTTACAGGAGCAATAAAAGGATCAACGCCACCCGTTACCATAGGAGCAAATGTAGTTGACTGCGGAAGAGTCGGATTCTGAACAGGACCACTTCCTAGAAGGGCGCTTAAATCGGTAGCTCCACTATCTTGCATTTATTTAGAAGAGGGTATTTCGCACGTCGCATCTTGCGCACTATATTGATAACATTTTCCATCAATAGACACAATTTTTTTGGTTACTTCATCTACAGGTAACGCTAAGGTCTTTCGCTGTAGAAAAGGCTTGTGAAATAACATGATCACCAGACCCATCCCAATTAAAAATGAAAGGAACGTCATGCTTCGTTCATTGTGAAGAATTTTGACTATCTGAATCATTTGTTTTGAGACGCGATGAAATTAAGAGACGTTGTATCTTTTGTACACGGAACTTCTCTCGACACAAACTTCACGCAACCGGTTCCGGTATAAAACTTCGATTTATCACCAGGTGTGGGTACACTTTTATCATTGTGCACAGGTGGGTGAAAAACAGACACAATTAAAAATCCTACAAGTACTCCAGCAAACAGCCATAAAATAGAGATCATCTCTTTATACAATCTCTAGTACTTTATCCATAATTCGATTCATTGTTTCATTGTCATCGCCCGACCATGTAAGAAAGATCGGTGTCCGCCCAGCGGGTGGTCGAATGCCATAAACCTCATTGGGTGTCCAGTCTCCAAAGTTCACAACAATATGTGCCATGTGAAATACACCTTCCCAACAGTACTCATACTTATTACGGTGAGCGCTTGGCGTATCAACGAGAACAATCGTTGGAACAGTACTTACTGTCGTTCGAACGTTGATCTTGTCATCCAATGAATTTCCACCGGTAAACTTGTTATAGAAAGCTGACTTTGACGCTGCATTCGGCCCCCCAACAAGGAGAACAACCGTAGCGGAAGGCATTTTTTATAATAGACCTAAGTATGAGTTGATTCATCCGTTTTTATTCATTTGTATTGATAAATGGAACAAAGTGTTCTAGAGAAGATCCAGGATCCTCGCGTGGAGAATCGCTACAATATGACATCTACATCAAAACAGTATCCTGCTCCTGCTCACGGTGGTCGTATTCCCAATTTCAACGATGGTCAGCCATCTTACGGAATAACGTCAAAGCCGTGGAAAGAAGGTCCTGCGATTGAAGGTCACGATCCTCGCACGGATCTCGTTGGTCGTCAACACAAAGCTACGCCCCTAAACACTGTATTTTTTAGCAAGGGTAACATCGATTTGCTACAGGATAAGATTGCAGAACATGTGTGGCTAATGAGCAATAAGCAGTATCGTATTGATCGCCAGAGTGACGATGATCTTCAAATTATTATGCGCAGCTACTATTTGATGTTTGGTGAGAACAATGATGCTCGTGTTGCCCAGGAACTCGAAGACTTAAATCGCCGTGTTATCGGTTACGCAAGCGCGAAAATTTATTCTGAATTAGAGTTCTATCAGTTCTATCGCAAAGATATCGAAGACTTTGCTCCTCCGATTGCAAATCCTATGAATTCGCAATTATATGGAACGCGTACAGGTGAGCTCAAATCATTTTTTTAGATTCAATAATGGATCTACGTGTATTTCATGATCGAATTTATGGTAGATATCAATCACAATTATATACATTTGAACCCACATGGGATTCATTTCGACCCATAGAAAAGGTTGGTTGGGATGGAAAACAGTATAGTATTGTTGATTCAAAATACAAAACTGATCTATTTAGCGATTTTTACGGATATGAAACTATTACACAAAAAAATCTGTGCCGAGATCTTGTTGAGTCAACTGAGCTTGAAAATGTTCCCGAGATAGTAGATCCGGTCCAATTTTGGAAATGGTCGGGAGAGGTTGAAGCAAAGTGGTTTCGTGATCGCCCATGTGTGTTTACAACCCCATGTGTGACTAAAGATTGGGTAAAATATTTAAGATATTTAAATCTTCGTCAAAAAACGTTGCGCCAATATCCTAGAACTCGAACAACAAAGCGTTTACTGCGAAAAGTTAGTCAAAAAGCCAAATGAAAGTAAATATTATATCAAACTTTCAGACGAATACAGGTCTTTCACAGGATTCAAACATTCTGAGAGGAATTCTGACTGCTGTATATGGAGATGCAGTACAAATCTTTCGAGTCCCTTATGTGTTTCCGCAATGCGCCGAAGCAGATGTAAATATCTTTCTTGAAGTTGTAAATCCATCATTATTTTCCTATGCCCGTCGTAACATTTGGATTCCTAACCAAGAATGGACGTATCAGACTTGGATCCCGTATATCACAATGTTTGATGAAATTTGGGTAAAGACTGCTGAAGCGCGGAAATGTTTTAACGAAGCTTCCAATTATAAAGCGACTATTAAGCAGATCGGATGGACGTCTCTTGATAAGGGGTGGAATCCTGAAACAGTAAAAAAGAATTATTCTAAAGCGATTGTTCCTGTCGGTAAAAATATTTTTCGCAATCCCAAGCCTATTTTTCAGGCATATATGCGTGTAAAGACTTCAGATCCTAAGCTATATTCGAGACTACCGATACTCCATGTAGTGTACTCTCCAGCACATGTACAATTCCACGTCCCATCTGAAATAGAAGGCAAAGTTGTCTTGAAAGACGGAGTTCTACCTCAAGATGAATATGACGAACTTCTCAAAGATTGTGGCATCTGTATATGCATGACAGCTGCGGAAGGGTTTGGTCATGCAGTTGTTGAGGCAATGAGTGTTGGATGTAATTTGCTTCTGTCTTCTATTTCACCATTTGTAGATGATATTGTTGGTGGCGTACAACCTGGTGTGTATTATGCAGAACAGTCTGTAACTGTACAGCAACCTGATCGCATTGGTATTCTTGTTGATAGCAGTGTGTCTTCTATTATTCAAGCTTTGACGATATATGTAAATGTACCGCTAAAAGAGAAGATAGAAAACTCTACATTTATTCGCGATTTGTACGAACATAATCACAAGAATTGGATCGACAGAATGAAGACGGTACTTACTGAGTCGTTAGATGTGACTCTTCCAGCGTATACATTGAATGACGTATTTCCCAAAGAAGAAAATCTACCTGACGTTTCGATTCTGACGATTACCAAAGATCGTCGTATCTTTATGCCTCTTGCAAAGTACTCATATATGATCCAGTCGTATCCTGAAGATAAGCTAGAATGGGTAATTGTAGATGATGGCGAAGATTCAATTGAAGATACACTCATTGGAGTTCCAAATGTTAAGTACGTAAGATGTGAACCAGGTCTGACAATTTCTCAGAAGCGTAATCTTGCAGTACAGAATGCAATGTATGATATTATGGTTACAATGGATGACGACGATGTCTATCCGAATAATAGTGTTCTACAGCGTGTAGCCATGATATTGAAAGAACCTGTAAAGCAGTGTGGATTCTGTACTACAATTCCTTGCTATGATATTACCAAGTTTTCATCCTTTATGAATGTTCCTCCTATGACGTTGACGATGTCAGAACGTGTTTCGGAAGCTACATTGGTGTTTACTCGTCAGTTTTGGAATGAAGGGAAATTTGATGAAAAAATTCATGTTGGTGAAGGCAGCGCATTTATTCGCGATCGCGAGCAAATGTGTAGAGAGCTTTCGCCTCAGGATATAATTGTAAGTTTAGTTCATCCAAAAAATACATCATCTCGTAAGACTCCTCAACTAAACGAGCCAAACGGATGTCATTATGGATTTAATGAACAGTTATTTGCTATGGTTACTCAAATCGGAGAAGAGCTCGTTAGACAAAAAGTTTAATACTTCATGCCAAAGAGCGAGCGGCGGTGGTGGCGGCGGTGCGTCTTCTTCGTGTGGTGACGGCGGCGACGGCCACCAGCAGCGGGAGGGCCAGCTACTACGCCAGTGGCGGCTGTATCAGTAACAACCTTGTCACCGGTGACCTCACCACCGGCAACACCACCGCGCATCTTGAGGCCCATCTTCTTGAGCATCTTGCGCACGGTCTTCTTCTTGACCATGCGGAGCTTCTTGTGAGAGCGGCGACG